TATAACGAGAATGAGGATGGAGCACCAGTAATATCAGGTATCTCTACATTCTCATCACCACACTATTTTGTTCCACCATCAGGCACAACGGCACAGAGACCTCAGAATCCTGGTGAGGGAATGATTCGTTTCAATACTGATAGTGGTCACCTTGAGTATTATAGCGGCGAACTTTGGGTTGATGTAATTGTCAATAATAATGAGGTTGGTGTTAGTACTTTTGCTGACAATATTTCTGCTAGAGGAACAGGAACTCGTGGATTAATTGCCGGTGGTTATGCTCCCGCACCTGGTGATATAATCGATAGAATAGAATATATTACAATATCAACTCTTGGAAATACAACAAATTTTGGTAGTTTAGTTGCTCCCACTAGACTTGCGGGTAGTTGCGCCAGTTCTACCAGAGGACTATTTGGTGGTGGTGCTTCACCAGCACCAACGAAAACTAAGAAAATAGATTTTGTAACCATAGCATCGACAGGGCAAACTGCAGGAGATTTTGGTGATTTAATTACTGTCAGAAATCAACTTGCTGCTTGTTCCAATCAAATTAGAGGACTCTTTAGTGGTGGTGATGCTCCCTCAGCGATTACAGATGTAATTGAACACGTAACAATTGCATCAACAGGAACTTGCGACGATTTTGGTAACTTGGTTACTGCGACCGAACAACTAGAAGGTTGTTCAAGTTCAGTCAGAGGACTTTTTGGTGGTGGTAGCGCACCAGGGGCAACTAATACAATACAATTTGTTACAATTTCTACCACAGGAAATGCACAAGACTTTGGTGATTTAATAACAGCAAAAACCTTCTTTTCATCTTGTTCAAATTCAACTCGTGGACTATTTGCATCTGGATACGTCGCTCCTGCAAATACTAATACTATTGAATTTGTAACCATTGCATCCACAGGAAATGCACAAGATTTTGGAGACTTAACTGTGGCAAGAATAAATGGTCGCGCTGCTTGCTCTAGTCCCACTAGAGGAGTCTTTGCTGGAGGTCAAGGTCCTGCTTTCCTTAATGTTGTTGATTGCGTTGAATTTGTAATCACAGGAAATGCAATAGATTTTGGTGATTTGATAGGCACAACATCGCAGGGGTTTGGTTGCTCCAATGGTCACGGAGGACTCTAAATATAACTATGGAGAGTAATATCTGATGACGATTAAGCCGGGGGCAATTAGATTTAATACCGACTCCATGAAGTTGGAGATCTTTCGTGGTAGTGCAAACTATAATGGATCTGCTTCAATGGCAGGAATCGGCACACTTGCTGCTGGTCAGTGGGAAGAAATACAAGCAACATCACCAGATGTTCAGACTGGTGGAACTCGTGCAATAGTTTTTACAGGATATACTGGTTCCAGATCAGATGCAATTGAGTTTTTTAATATTAGCACGACAGGAAATGGATCTGATTTTGGTAATCTAACAGTAGATAGAAGTGGTTTGGGAGCTGCTGGATCAAGAATAAGAGGATTGGCAGCTTCTGGAATGGGTCCTAATGCCAGTCCTGCTGATACAAACATAATTGATTTTGTAACTATTCCATCAAAAGGAAATGCAACTGACTTTGGTGATAGAACAACATCTCAAAGAGATGGTTTTGGGCTTTCAAATGAAACTAGAGCATGTTTTGGTGGAGGACAAGCAGGTGGAAATGATACCATTGATTATGTGACCATTGCATCAACTGGTGATGCAGAAGATTTTGGTAATTTAATTTTTGGTAGAGGTGGAATCTCCGGTTCTTGTGCAAATTCTACCCGTGGAATTGCAGCTGGTGGTACAGGTCTTACAAATGCGATAGATTTTATTACAATATCAACTCTGGGTAATGCAGCAGATTTTGGTGATTTGATAGCAACTACTCAAAATATGGCTGGATCATCAAATGCTATCAGGGGGACATTTGCTGGAGGAGATACTCCAGGACAGACTAATAGAATTGATTATATAGAAATTGCAACTCTTGGTAATGCACAAGATTTTGGTGATTTACTTAGTGTAGTTAGCACACCAATGGGCACTGCTTCTCCTACTAGATCAGTGGTTTGTGGTGGATATGTTGCTGCTGCATCAAATGTTATTCAATATTATCAAATTATGTCCAAAGGTAATGCATTTGATTTTGGTGATTTAAATGTTGCTGGTTGGACTGGAGATGCAACATCAAACGGTCACGGAGGGTTATAATGTCAGAATTTAGAATCGATCAGATCAAAAATAAAGCAGGAACCAGTGGACCAAACATTGCAGGCATCACTACATTCACTGGAACTTCTGGTATTGTGATGCCTTTTGGTCCGGGTATTCCAGATCATATTTTACCTGGACTAAGAAGTAGTACATTTACTGCTTGGCAAGGTCTGACATCAACAAGAGCAGCAGTAACCAAACACGCTACAATTGCTCCAGACGGAACTCAAACTGCCGATGAAATTGCAAATGCTGATAATAGTGAAAATTATAAAAACATATACACATATCAAAATTTTGACACGTCCGGAACATATATTGGAGAAGTTTTCTTTAAAAGAGTAAGTTCTTCAACAACTCCATATGTCTCAATGTATATTGATGGACCATCAGATAATAAATCATATGTCGTATTTAATTTGAGAGACGGAATTGTTGAAACTGATTATACTGATATAACAGAGCATTCAGATACATCAAAAAATACTCAATATTTGATGGAGTCTGTCGGCAATGGTTGGTATAGATGTGCAATTATGGTTAAAACCATATCAACAACCAACAGACCTTTTAGTTTTTGGCCACCTGGTGAAGACCTTGATGCAGTTGATCCAACTAATCCATATTATACCGGAGATACTACAAATAATAGAATATATGCATGGCATCCATTACTTTATCGAGTAGAACCAAATAAAAACATTAGTGAGGTAATATCAAATATTGATCTTAGGGTAGGTAACACAACACCAGGAGCCATAAGATTCAACTCCGATTCTATGAAGTTAGAGTATTATCATCTTGGTCCTTTAGGAATCGGAACAGATACTACAGGAGAATGGGTTCAACTCACAACTGATACACCAGACATTCAGACTGGTGGAACTCGTGGTGTTTTTGGTGGAGGTCACAGTAATCCCACTGCCCATACTGATATGGATTATGTAAATGTGGCAACCACAGGAAATGCGATAGATTTTGGTAATTTATCATCTGGTAGGTTCTATGCTGCAGGGTTTGGTAGTAGAACTCATGGATTTATGGCAGGTGCAAATAATGGTTCCAATAGTATTGAGAGGTGGGTTTTTGCATCAACTGGTTCTTCTGCGGATTATTCTGATTTAGCTAACACTAGAGACTATAATCCTGCTGGTATGAGCAATTCTACCAGAGGTGTCATTGCTGGTGGAAACCGAAATGACATTGAGTATATTGCAATGTCAAGCACTGCCACTGGAGTAACTTTTGGTGATTTAGTATCTGGTAATATTCGTTATTCTAATGGATCGGGTAGTTCTACAAGGGGAATAATTGCCGTAGGATATAAAGCGAGTCCAGGAACTGGTGTTAATACAGTTGAGTATATTACCATATCAACTCAAGGAGATTCTTCTGATTTTGGAGATCTTACCACCGCTGATGGTGATGGTCCTTTTACCTGTTCAAACTCAGTTCGCACAGTAAGAGGTGGTGGAGGTTTTAATGCAGGAACAGTTACAATTGATTATGCAACTATTGCAACTTTAAGTAATTATACAGATTTTGGTGATTTAACTCAGTCAAGATACTCTGCTGATGGAGTAGCATCACCGACTCGTGGAGTATTTGGTGGTGGAGGAGCACACCCAAATTATTATGATACTATTGATTATGTGCAGATTATGTCCACAGGAAATGCGGTAGATTTTGGTAACCTTGCTAATACTGATAGAAACTATCTTTCTGGTGCATCAAACGGTCACGGAGGATTGGGATAAATACTGTGAGATACTATAGTCGGAGTAACTAATGGGATATGGCGGTGGTGGAGGCGGAGGTGGCGGCTCCGGTGGATCAGGAGGAGGTTCAGGTGCTTCTGGTGGATCCGGATATCGTCGTATAGGTGATGATAGAACCGCAAATTTATTTGTAGATAATATAACCAACAGAGAAGAAAGTAGTGGAACAAAAGTTGATGGTATTGTAGAAGCAAAAGGCACTCACTTTATTCCTCCAAGTGGAACTACGACGGAGAGAGGTAGTAGAGGTCGTGGATTGTTTGGTGGAGGAAGATTAGCACCTACACCATCTACAGTTTATACAAATTCTATTGAATATATTACAATTGCAACTTTAGGTAATACATCAGATTTTGGAGATTTTTCTAGCGGAAGAGAGCATGTTAGTGGTAGTGTAGTAGCGTCTAGCATAAGAGGGATATGGGCAGGAGGATATGGTTCTCCGACAGGAGAAACTGATATAAGTTATGTTACAATTTCATCAACAGGAAATTCTTTTGATTTTGGTGATTTGACTGCCAATAGCAGAAGTATGCCATCTCATTCTAATAATACGAGAGGCATTTTTGGTCCATGCAATAGACAACCCACAGGTGGCAATTCTCAAATTCAATATATAACTATTGCAACCACTGGTAATGCAGCAGAATTTGGTAGCAGTCCTCCATCTCTTTCTAATGAGAGTGGTGCTGGAGTTGGAGATTCCACAAGGGCAGTTTTTTGTGGTGGATATATTGGTCCCAATAAACAAAATATTATTCATTATGTAACAATTTCGTCTTTTGGAGATTCAGTAGATTTTGGTGATTTAACTGATGCTACCACTAATTCAGCATCCTCTTCTGGATCTGGTCGTGGTCTTATTGCTGGTGGAAGGCGAGTTCTTGCCAATCCATCAAACATAATTGATTATATAACAATACAATCTTTAGGAAATGCACTTGATTTTGGTGATCTAACGTCTGTCAGAAACGATTGGGTTGGAGGAGCATCAAACGGAACTCGTGCTGTTTTTGCCGGAGGAGATAATCCTTCATATGATGATACTATGGATTATGTTGAGATAATGACTACAGGAAACGCACAAGATTTTGGTAATTTGAGCGCGGCAACACGATATAAAGCAGGTTGTTCTGATTCCCATGGTGGTCTTGGATAAATAATCGTATGAGATATTAACCGATGTCAGAAATTAAGGTAAACAATATACAAGGTTTAGATGGGACTCATGGTCCTGTGATGTCTGGCACTGTTGAGATGAACTCTACGGGTGCAATGTCATTACCAAGAGGTGATACTACCTATCGTGGTAGCAGAGGAACTGGTATCTTTGCCGGTGGTAGAACACCAACAGGTCTCAAAGAGAGGATGGATAAATTTACCATCTCTACTTTAGGTAATGGTCTTGATTTTGGCAATTTAACTACTGTAACATCAGAATTTGGTGGTTGTGCATCATCCACTCGTGGTATCTTCATGGGTGGTGAACAATTTCCTGCCAATATCAATGTTATACAATATCTTACAATATCTCAACTTGGAAATACTCTTGACTTTGGTGATTTAACCAGACAAAAAAGAGCAACTAGTTGTCTTTCTGATAACACCAGAGGTATTTGTGTGGGAGGGAGTATTGCTCCCACTCTTACGGCATTCACTGAGATTGAATATATAACCATCGCATCAAAAGGTAATGCATCTAGATTTGGAGATACATCAATAACATCTAGATATGCAATGTCACATTCCTCACCAACTAGAGGTGTTATTGCCATAGGAGCACATCCATTTTCGTCTCCATATCCTCCTGTCAATAATATAGAATATGTAACAATATCTACTGAAGGCAATGCACAAGACTTTGGTGATTTGACAGATGCAAGAAGAGAAGGTGCTTCCGCATCAAATTCTACAAGAGGATTATTTTTTGGTGGCGGAAATCCATCTGCTACTAACATCATTGATTATATAACCATTGCAAGTCTTGGTGATGCAATAGATTTTGGTGATTGTATTGCTGGATGTTCTTTAGGATCAGCATGTTCTTCACCGACCAGAGCAATTTTTGGTGATATGACTAGTGATGGTGATTCTATTTCATACGTAACTATCAATACTCTTGGAAATGCACAGGATTTTGGTAACTTAGATCTTGCAAGAAACCAAACTGCTGCTTGTTCTGATTCACATGGAGGTTTAGGCTAATGGGATACGGTGGTGGAGGTGGAGGAGGCGGCGGAGGCGGTGGTGGCTCCGGTGGTTCTGGAGGATCAGGTGGAGCAGGAGGTGGTGGAGGTTACACCACAATAGGAGGTGGAAGTGCCTTCGGTGGAAGTGATGATTTTGAACTTCCTTCTTACAATCAAGCACCCGCAGGATCAATCAGATTTAATATTGACTCCAAGAAATTAGAAGTTTATATACTTGGACCTGTTTCTGATGGAGTAACTCCCAACGGAATATGGATGGAAGTTGATAGTTGGTCACCAGATTTATTGACTGGTGGAACTCGTGGTGTGATGGTTGGTGGAGTTGATCAAACCACTGTAGATTCTTTCATTGATTATATAAATGTCAGCACGACTGGCGATGCAATTGATTTTGGTACAACGTATCAGATACAACAACCATTTTCATTTTCATCTAGCACGAGAGGAATTGTTGCAGGTGGAGTTCCAGCAAATAATTCTACTGGTCAAGTTTCTGATATAAAATTTATAACCACAGCATCAACCGGAAATATTACTACTTTCGGTGATATTGGCAGAGATACTGCTAGTAATGGTAGTGGTTGTTCAAATGAAACCAGAGGACTTATTCCCGGAGGATATGGAGATGATGCATTTGCTCCAGTTAATAACATTGATTATGTAACTATATCATCAACAGGTAATGGGCAAGACTTTGGTGATATTGCATCTAGTAAAAATCGTGTTCAACATGCAGATTTTGGAAATTCTACAAGAGCAATTTTTGCTGGTGGATATTATACAACTCCTTCAGGTGGAACATCAAATAGTGCAACATATGTGCAATATGCGACTCAGGGAACAACTGCCAATTTTGGTTCCTGCACGGCATCAGAAAATGTAAGAATGGGTGGAGCTTCAAATTCAATTATTGGTCTTGCTGGTGGAGGACAAGGAACTAGAAATCTGAGTGATATTGATATGTTTACTATTTCAACTCTAGGTGCTGCAGTTGATTTTGGTGGACTATCATCAGGAAGAGTATTTTTAAGTGCAGTTTCATCTCCTATTAGATGTGTTTTTACTGGTGGATCAGATTCAGGAGGAAGTGGTTATGTTGGAAGCAATGTGATGGATTATGTTCAATTTGCAAGTAAAGGTGCTGCTGTAGACTTTGGTAATTTAACTAATGGAAGAGGAAGAATGGGAGCATTTTCTAACGGTCACGGTGGATTGTAATCACCAAGCCCAAGATACGGCAGAGTAACGCTTACCTTTAGTTGCTTCTTTCACACCATGAGGGAACAAGAATAGAGACGGGAACATAATAATATCACCCTTACCTAGGGGAACAACATAATCATCCCAGAAGAATAGTTCTGCACCTTCATAGTCATCATTCAGGTTGAGAATGAATGAAAGGACAGGAATACCTTTCTCATTACC